GTATAATAACTACAAGCTGCTTTATTTGTATTCCAAGTGGCATATCCTGCTCCATCAAAGTTTGCAGGGAAACAACCTATATACATTAAATTTCCTTCTGATAAAGATGTTGATGAACCCCCCATATATCCACCATTTGTACTACTAGGAATAAATGTAAAACTTCCTAAAGTCCCTCCTGCATCATTATACATAGTTACTTCTACTACACCCATTATCAATACACTAAATCCATAAGTAGTTGCATTTGTCATTCCTGTAAAATAAGGCAAAGTCCCATAATCAGTCAGTCTTGCATATTGAACTTTTGGGGCATCAGATAAAGCTCCTGCTGTAGCTGTTGTGGTTGCATTACATATATATCCTGCTGTGTCAAGATCATATCCAAACCTATAAGAAAGTGACTGTAATGATTTCAAAGGATCAGTATTATAAACCACTCCGTTGTATAAATAATGTTTGTATGAAGATAGTGAATCTGATGTATCTTCTGCAACCAAGTCAGGGTAACTAGGATCTGCACCTACATACTCTATCGTGAAATCTATCTGAAACCACTTAGTAGAACTATGTCCTAAACAAAAGCTATCTATAACGTGAATAGGATGGTAGTTAATGTCACTATAATTAGTACCCTTAAATGTACTTGTAGTTAAAGTATCAGACATTCCCGTGTAGTCAGGATTGACATAATTCTTTAATATAGTACCGAAATCAAATATCCCTCTTTCCGCTGCATTTGGTGTTGTTTTAAAAACCCCTATTTCTGTAAGTGCAGAACTATCACTACCAACATTAACCCTAGCAATGAATTTAACTTTTGATTCATTTGCTACTATTCCTGTATCTTCTAGTACTGAAAAGATTATATCTTGCTCTGCTGCTACCGTTCTGTAAAGAGGTTCTTGTGAGAAATCTAATGATGCCATATTTTTTTATTTTACTGTTGTTAATCCGTTTAATATATCTTGTTTTACTGCCTTTAATAATTCACCTCCAAACTTCTCCATTCCTAATCCTAAAGGTCTTTGAAAGAAACTTAAACTTTTAATTCCATCTCTTTTTATTTTCCTACTTACTAAATAAGCAAAAGGAGAAATATATTGCCCTGACTTTTTAGATCTTGCTTTACCAAGTCCTTTAGGTGCTATTCCTCTTTTCTTAATCCATTTAGAGATAATATCAATTGGCGGACCTTTTGATCTATATTTAAAAGGGCTTTCTATTTTTCTTTTATCCCACGTTGTATATGATTGAATCTTTTTATTTCCTGAAACTCCTTTGTCTACAAATTGCCCATAATCTAACATAGAAAATTGAAGTGTTAAATTATCACCATCAGTCACTAACTTAAAGTTTATAGAATTATAAAGCTTCTTATCTACATTTTTTTTTGCTTTAGTTAAATTACTTCGTGCCTGTTGCACTACATATTTACCAAAACTCTTTAAGTAGTTTTCTACATTTTCCATTAGATACTAGCAATAAATATTTCTACTTGTGGATTGTGTTCTGTTCCTTCAGGTCTTACTTGTAAAGACGTTATATTTTCTAAAGTTGAAAAAGCAGGAGTTGTATCTTCTTCCCCTATTATTTCAGCTTCACCTCTTGGTATGATGTGAGATGTTCCGGGAGTAAGTCTTACTTGATAATTCGTATTAGTAGTAACTACTGCTAAAACTAAAGCTCCTGCTGTATCTAAATTTGTTACCCTAATATAGCGTACATTTTCTACATCAATAGCTCCTGCTGAAGTATAAGGTGCTGTTGCAAATGTTGCTATTGTAGTTGTTTGTGAGTGTGTGCAAACTACCATTCTTTCAAAAGTATCTGTTATATCTGAAATAGTTATTGTGTTTGTTGATCCTCTTTTTGCATTATTTAGTATAACGCTTTCTGAAATTGTTACTGTTAAATCTGCCATTTTTATTTTATTGTTTTATTATTATTTAATCTACGGGTATTGTGCAAGTCTGAAAGTCGTTCTCAGCTTCTACTGATACAGTAAACACCCACCCTGTTACGTCATTATCGAATCTCTCTACAAATGGTTCTAAAGTCTGCCCTACTGAAGTAAAATAGATAGGTGCGTCAATATCATCCATATCTTGTGATTGATATTTACTATGTCTAAGGATTCCTATTATATCAATTGAATTATTTACACAATCAGATAATACTTCTGATTCATTTGTTTTATTTAATGTTGTAAATGTTGTCCAATCATTTTTTATACTTACTAAGTCCATAATAAATATCTGAAAGTTAAAAACTAAAGAGCTTTCATTTGCCTGAACACTAGTCGGATTGACGTGCATTAGAGGATATTTAGTATTCTTCTCCAAATCCACATCCCAAATATCACCTACTGTTACTGTTGCTATCTGTTGATGTTTATCACCTATTGAAGTGATAGTATCTACTACGTTGTGATATGTTTTATTGTTTATCATCTCTGTTTACCATTTTAGTATCGTTTAAATCTGTTTCATAACTTAGCCAAGTCAAGCACTCATACAGGTTCAGTTTTGTTATTGCTTCTAAGTTTACTATCTCACCATTTGTTAATCTATACATCACACCAAACCAAGACCACTTGTCTGCGAAGTCCTCGTCTGCATTGTTTTCACTATCGCTTCCGTCTGAGCCATTAAATATGAGGGCATAAGAATCAATAGTTTCTTTACGAAACGCCAAAAAAAAACTAAAGCTCCTTGTACATCTCCTGCCTTCATCTTTTTCATTTCTTCTGTCCTAAGCCGTATCTCACCATCATAAGATTGTATTGTGTACCTATCTCCTTTTTTTCCTGTGATCGGTCTGTATAGGACACTCATTATTTCAGGCAAGTTATCTTCAATCCCTTGTTTTATCATAGTTTCCAAATCTGCAAACTCACCGAGCGTTATATCAGACAGGTCGGGATGGAAGCCATACTCTACACCGTCAATCTCAATAAGGTTTTTAAGAGTTGTGTCTGCCTGTTCTTGAAGCTCTGATATTTTATTCATAATGCCAACTACATCACTTAACGCAAGTTGTTCTACTAATTGCTTAGGTATATCTGACATTGTGGTAATGGTTTCAAATGCTTCTTCACTTTTTGTTCCTTCGTGTAGTGCTACAAGATCTGCCCACTTTTCAAGGGTTACATCTGACCAACTGTCAATTAAATTAAATGTTTCCTTCTTTCCTTCCTTTTTGATTTTGACTTTCATAATTTGTTTGTTAGTATATAATAGAAATTTTTTGATTTTAGTTTACTGTACGAAATATAGTCCTGCATTTGGATTATCTAAATGATATATAACATTATACCTTACTCCGTCTATTGCGTGATTATATGAATCCACATATAATTTCGAGCCACGATCTGCAAAGCAATAATTGTTCATCTCTTTAGCTATATTAGTTGATTCAGGAGTTATGACAAGTTCATAATCTTGCATACGAGTTATACCACTTTCAATAGTTCCTTTCTTTACAGGTTTAACGTTTACTCCTAAATGTCTTAAATCGGCAATAAGACGTGGCTCAGAGCTATCAGCGATACAAAGTTTATCACCTACTTTGTCTAATATGATTTTAGCAAGTTCGTGGCTTTTAAGTCCATTACGATAAATATGTTCTTTAAGATATATCTTTTGTTTCTTTTTATCAATAGCTACTTCAGTCAGACTATCAGGATCAACTGAGAAACCGAAATCAAGACCACAAGAAGTTTGTAGTCCATCAGGATTGAAAGCTCCAATACTCCAATTCTCAAATACTACACCCTCTGCCTTGTCTAACCACCCTCCTAAGATTTTGTGCTGATACTTTTTAAAGTTTCTATGCTTTATAGTCTTAATACGGTCTAGGAAGCTCGTAGAGAGGTTTTCTACGTTGTCTAGGTATGTACTATGGATATAGCATACATTGTCTTTAAAGCCATTAAAACCTGCTTCAACTCCTTTGTCCTCAAAAAACCTTTTATATATCCAATGTTCTTTAGTAACAGGATTCAAGATAAGTATAATTCTATTCTGAACACCTTTCTCTCTAATACTTAAATCTATTGTATCAAATATATCTTCATCAATAAGTTCTTCAGCTTCGTCTAATACCCAACAACTTATTCCTTGTAATGACTTTAAGTTCCCTGTCTGATTTCCTGCTGAAGTCTTGATACCTCTAAATAGAATGTCAGACTGATTGCTTGTGTTTAATACTTCTGCCTTATTGATATTAAAGACATCATCAAATCCTAGTAGCCCTATCTTTTCTAAGAACTCAGGAATGATTGACAAGTGAGCTGATGTCATTGTGTATCTTGTAAAGAGTATTCTTATCCCTTTAGTCATAGTAAGTAAAGTAAGAAAGACTGTTGCAGCAAAAGACTTTCCTGATCCTCTACCCCCTGTCATAATAAAGTATCTAGCTTCAGATGAAAAGAGTGCGTTATATTTGCTATTCAGTATCAGTATCTACAAATGTTATTACAGGCATATTAATTGCTTTATCACCTGAAGTTATATCTACTCTATTTGTTTCATTCCAACCAAGTCTAGTTTTAGCAGCGTGTATTACAACTGAAGGCACTTTGTCTTTTACACATTCATAATACTTTGATTTTATAAAGTCCTGCTGTATGTTCTCTATTTCTTTAACTTTAGCTGCAAATTCTTCATCTTCTTTTAACCATTTATAAAAGTTTGTTCTTGATAAGTCACAACTCTTTAATGCTGTTGTTATTACTCCTAGTGAACTCTCTAACGCTTTGAGTAATCTCTCTTTGTTAATCTTTGTTCTATTCTGTTCCATTTTTAATTGCTTTTTGTCCTGTAAATTGTTCCCACCTTTCTATTATTACATCACAATATTTAGTATCTAATTCCATTCCATAACAAGTCCTGTTTGTTTTTTCACAAGCTATTAATGTTGTTCCACTACCAAGAAATAAATCTACTACACTCTTTCCCGCATAACTATCTAACAAATCAATCATTAAATCCATTTGTTTAGGGCAGGTGTGGTTATTTCCAACATCTTTTTGTATTTTTCTATTTATCTCAAACAAATCAGAATGCCTTTTTTTCTTTGAAAAATCTCCATAAAAAAATATAGGTTCCCATTGTTGCAGGTTTGCTATTTTGCAACTTGTTATCCAATTTTTTTTAACCCAACACCCAACCCCTGCATACTCTCCAAGTCCAACCATAACATTAATG